CTACCCTTGAATACCGCAATCCTGAAACAGTGTCGCCCTCTTCACGAGGGCGTGGATTGAAATAAGCTGAAGCCGACTGCCGACAGATACCATATCGTCGCCCTCTTCACGAGGGCGTGGATTGAAATTTTCTGCCATGTCCGATGCGACTGTCACCGCAATTTTATTCAAAAGCATGGCTTGAAGTTGATGATATTCTGTTTCACAATCCGTAATTCATGCCGTTAGGAGATGAACAACATGGAAGAATTAAAAGAGCCTGTGAAAAATTCGGAATTGCATATAAACGCTCAGAACTGCCCTGAAGGTTGTTATGAAGAATTAGAAAAGTTAAAAAAGAATATCAATACGCCGATATTGAATCTAAGCATAAAGGTTTTCACGGACGAGATGACAGATCGGCAAAAGAACTTATGGATTTAACCATAGCTTTTCGTAAACGAATTAAAACCATAAGAGATAAATACAACGTTTAGCACATTTTAGAGAACGTTTCCGGCTGCCGAAAAGAAGATGCGGCAAACCACAAACATTTCGTCACAGCTTTTTATCGAATTTTTCGCCGGCAATAAAAATGCTTCTAAAAGCAAGAAAACGTAAACGAAAAATCAAGATCGGAGTAAGTTATATGTTTGATTATACGATTTGCAATGCACCTGATTCGGATATTTTTTTAAGGCAATGCAAGGCTTTGGAGAAAAACATTCCGGACTTGAAAAAGAGCGAAATACTAATAGATATAGATGGTTCACAAATCGCTGTCTATTTTAAAGACGGCAAAAAGGTGACGGTTCATAACAGTTACTATGTAGGTGCGGTTTATATTCAGTCAGAGTTCAATTTAACAACATTTTTCCCGACAAAAGAAAGAGGTGATAAGTAGTGAAACCATATATAGTCCAATTAGAAATCGATGACCGTAAATCTATTATATATTGCAAGGATGGGGCAATATACAAAGGGCGATGCATCGGTGATTGTATCGTTACAAATGATGACGGTGAAGATGAAGACGGTATTCGTTATCAAACTAATGACGGATATGAAATTCTTTTAATAGATGATGACATTGAATCCGTCAAATTTATTGATTAAGCACCATTTCAGGAGTGTTTTTCTTATGGTAAAAAGGAGATAGGGTTTACATATTAACTTTTAAACAGCACTTTCACGGTGCTGTTTTTTATATTACCCGTTTTACAAAAAAATCGTTATGGATGAAAAAACCACAACATCGGAGCCTTGCAAACGCCGAAATAGGCGTTGATACAGAGCATCTGGGCGATATAATTCAGAGTGCGTATATGCAGACGGTTTTCGATGTGACGAAGGGTGCGGATTACCGTGCGGCTTTTGATTTAATTCCCGAAAGCCGTGTGAAAGCTATTCTGTCTACTAACTGGAGCGGTCAGATGTTCTCCCAGCGTGTCTGGGATAACACAAACGCACTTGCAGACGGGCTGAAGCACGATATGCTTGTGGGCATTATGGCAGGAAAGTCCGAGCAGCATATGGCGGACGATATAATGAACCGCTGCGGTGCCGGCGCTTTCGAGGCACGCAGGCTTGTCCGGACGGAAACCACCTGCGTTGCGAATATGGCGGAGCTGTATGGCTACAAGGAGCTTGAGATTGACGAATACGAGTTTTCCGCCTGTCTTGACAGCCGCACAAGCGATCTATGCCGTGAGCTTGATGGTAAGGTGTTCAAGCGCAACAGCGCACAGGCAGGTGTAAATCTTCCGCCTATGCACCCGTTCTGCCGTTCTACAACGCTCCCTGTTCTGCCGAGCGAGGAGGATCTTGATAAAGAGCTTGCCGAACTGGGCGATGAGATAGGCGCAGATGTTGACTTTGACGAGTGGGAGCGGAACTTACAGCAGGGCGAGGACGGCAAGTGGCGATACGTTGCAGGAAGTGCGGGTAAAGTCAAAGCGGATAAACCGATGAGGTTTGCAGGGGATGGTGTTGACAAATCAAAGAAAAATGGTATAATTAACAACAGAAAATTAAGTATAAGTGATAGAATACTTGAATGGAATGACGAAGATAAAATTCTGGAATACAGTCCAGACGAAGTTGAAGCTGAATTGCTAAAAAGTGAAATTGGTCGAGAAGCTAATGAGTATATAGTCGATAATAATATAATCATTAATTTTGATTATTCACAGTTTTCGCTTTTTGATGAAGAACTCTGTTTAGGTGAAGTTATTTCTTCAAAAGATATAGCAATCTATCCCAATAATTGCAAAAGTGTATCAGCTTTAGCAAAAACAATAATTCACGAAGTAGAGCACTTAAAAATTAACAGTGATTATAACACTCAAAAAGAAGAAGTAAGGTGTAAGTTGGCTGAAATAAAGCATACTAAGAATAATTATGATTATTCTGATATAAGGAGAACCATTACAGAAGTGAAAAAAATAAATGGATACAACGGAATGTCTTGGAGGTAATTTATGAACTATAGTTCTTATTCAGAATTTGCAATTAAACGTAAAGAACTGTATGAAGGAAAAGTAACCAAAATCCCATGTCCTGAATGTAGTGGCGGCTATATAAGCAAAAGTAATGCTCCTAAAAAAAAGAGCAATAATACATTTTACTGCGATAAATGCAACATGAAAATTATTGTTAATTGACCGCAAGTGTCCGAATGAATTAAACTTTAACCGCCCACAGCAGTGAGCGGTTTTCTTATACCCGTGTGCAATCAATTGCACTTGACTTGAACACCAACTTCACAAAAACAGCCGTTTTTTGTGAAGTTCGGCGCAGATCAGAACCAAACTTAATAATTTTACCGCCCCTTTTGGAGCGGTATTTTTATACCCAAAAACAATTTATTCCGAACGTTGTGGGCAATGAACACAGTGGGCGGAGAAAGGACAGAAACATGAACAACAGAAGAATTTTCATCGGCTTACAGCACTTCGCAGAAGGCGATGGGGACGGTGGCGCAAGCGCAACAGCGCACAGGCAGGTGTAAATCTTCCGCCTATGCACCCGTTCTGCCGTTCTACAACGCTCCCTGTTCTGCCGAGCGAGGAGGATCTTGACAAAGAACTTGCCGGGCTTTACGACCCTAAGACAAAGCAGATATACACGCCGAATACCGACAGTCACGCTAAAATTGATGATGCGGGCTTGCAAAGCGGCGATGAGGGTGATATAATAACAGAAAAGCGTCAAAAGTCCGGTAAAGGCAGAGGCGGAAATCCATATCACGCCGCAAACGGTAAGTTTACAAATGCGCCGGGCGGGAAAACAAGAGAGAAAATCAAGGAAATCAAGGTTAATGATGATGGCACGGTAACAACCGTTTCGGAGGTATTGCCTAAAACAAAATATGCGCCGTCACCGCAGAGAAATCACAAAGGCGTACAAGTGAGCCAAAACAGATACGGTAAATTGTGTTCAGCATTTAAGGAACGCTATCCTAACGCTACCAAAGGCTCAAAAGGCGTAATTTACGACGATAAGTATGCGTATAAAGCTGAAGCGGATGATAAAGGCGGAATCATTATAACTCATAAACGAATATTGAAGTAGGTGACAGGCAGATGAATAAAAGTAAATTTGAAAAATATAACACTCCTTTTCAGCGATTGTTACGAAATATGTTTGCTGATAGTATAAAAGACGAATGGAAAACGAATGAAGAAAGAGACTTATTTGATAAATTTTTCTTTTTGCTCGGTGCGGCGGAACAGTACGAGGTTGAAGAGGAAATGACTGAGTATATTAAGGTTCATCCTGATGTAACTATTGACGAACTGGACGATTATTTCGAAGAAATTGTTCCTCCGGGCTTACCTCCCTGCGCTTCTGAATGGGAAGATGACGAGGACGAAGAATGAAGCTGAATTATGATTGCGTCCGCAGTGTACTGCTTGCCGTTGAAAAGGCTGAAATGATAGACGAAAATTTATCCTTGACACCGCTTAAAGTCTTTGAGCTATTTGACGGGTTGCCGGAATACAAAGACAACGAGATACTTTACACCGTTGAGAAGCTGAAAGAAGCCGGCTATATAAATGCCACAATTCAATTTGCGGCAGGTCACTATATTGACGGGTTTATCAGCAGTATCACATACAGCGGTCACGAATACTTAGACAATATCCGTGACCCTAAAGTGTGGAGAAAAGTAAAAAGCGTGCTTGCTAAAGCAGGTGCAACCACACTGCCGCTTATTTCACAGGCGGCGCAAATGCTTATCGGCAGTCAGCTGACTGTAAACTGAATATGACGACCGCTCTTTAAGGGCGGTTTTCTTATACCTGTGTGCAATTGATTGCACAAAACTTAATAATTTTACCGCTCCACGAGGGCGGTATTTTTATACCTGAAATATGAAAGTGAGGTTTTTAAACATGAACAAAATTAAGAAAGTTATTATTGCCGCAGTCGGTGTTTTACTGCCAGCGGTTCTTCTGTGTGGTTGTACCGAAGCGAGTAGAGTAACATACAATGTGCAGAAAGAAGCTGATAATTTCAATGACACAAGGCGGCTGTCGGTTATAAACGCAAGAAGCGATAAACCTGTACTTGAAATTATCGGCAACTTTTCTCTTTCAAACAACAGCAAGAATGAGCTGGTTGTAACAATAGAAACAGCTCCAAATGTGTATAAAGTTGATTATGTGTATCTTAACGACTGGACAATGTACACTGTAGAAGATGTAAGTGGAGCATACGTTGACAAATATCATTACGAGATCAATTTTTTGCCTGAAATGATTGTGCCGATTACATTCACAAGCAAAGACTGATAATTTTACCACTCTGCAAAGAGCGGTATTTTTATACCCACAACACAGAAAGGAGTGATAAAAATGAAAATCGAAATCCGTTCCGCTGATCTTATGCACATCAGCGGATATGTAAACGCTGTCGAGCGTGACAGCAAGCAGCTGCCTGCATCAATGGCACCGGGTATGACAACTCCGTTTGTCGAGCGTATCGTAAGCGGTACGTTTGCAAAAAGCCTTAAAGATCATCCAAAGGTTGAGTTGAGGTTCAATCACAGCAAGGTGCTTGACACTACAGACGGAACGCTTAAACTGCGTGAAGATAGCATAGGACTTCATGCAGAAGCCGACATCACCGACAGAGAGGTAATCGCAGAGGCGAGAGCAGGACATCTGACAGGGTGGAGCTTCGGCTTTTCGGGAGCACAGGCGCACATTGAGCCATGTGACGAGGGTGTACAACGCAGAATGATTACGGGATTGACACTGCACGAGGTGTCAATCCTCAACCGCAACCCTGCTTACATCGCAACGTCAATAGAAACGAGGGGCGAGGAAACGACCGTGACGGAACAGCGCAGTGCCGGAAACGATACGGTCGAGGTAACAGGTGAAATCCGGGAGTTTATCCCCGATTACAGCAAGGAAATAGAAATTTTACAGCTTATGTCGGATTACTCCGACGGAAAGGAAACAGTATGAATTTAAAAGCACTCATCGAAAAGAGAAATGCTCTTATCGCCGATATGAAGTCACTCTGCGATAAGGCTACAGCAGAAACAAGAGCGATGACAACAGAGGAGCAGACAGACTATGACGCTAAGAAGGCGGAAGTCGAGGCACTGAACAAGACAATCCGCTCAATCGAGGAGCAGAACGCTCTTAATCTGAACTCTGCAAAGTCAGACGGCACAGCAACCGACAAGGAGCAGGCGGAAACAAGAGCATTTGAAAATTATCTGCGTACAGGCCAGATAGTCGAAACAAGAGAAGATGTCAATCTGACAAAGGGCGATAACGGCGCAGTCATCCCAGCAACTATCGCAAACAAGATAATCCGTAAGGTTATCGACATCTGCCCTATCTATCAGATGGCAACGAGATACACGCTTGCAGGTACGCTCTCGATTCCCTACTACGACGAAGAAACGCAGGCTATCTCAATGGCATATGCTACAGAGTTTACGGACCTTGCAAGCACATCGGGTAAGTTCCTCAGCATTGAACTCAAGGGCTATCTTGCAGGTGCGCTCTCTAAGGTTTCAAGAAGCCTTATCAACAACTCGCAGTTTGACATCGTTTCATACGTTATAAACGAGGTTTCGATTGCAGCGGCAAAGTGGATTGAAAACCAGCTTATCAACGGCACAGCAAGCAAGATAGACGGTCTTGCCGCAGGCGTTACACAGGTGGTAACGACCGCATCGGCGACAGCTATCACGGCAGATGAGCTTATCGACCTGCAGGAAACAATCCCCGACGTATATCAGGATAATGCCTGCTGGGTAATGAACAAGGCTACAAGAACCGCTATAAGAAAGCTCAAGGACAACGAGGGCAGATATATCCTTAATCCCGATGCAACGGCAAAGTGGGGCTATACGCTGTTCGGCAAGCCTGTATACACAACCGACAGCGTATCGGCTATTGCTTCCGAAAAGACAGCTGTCTACTACGGCGATATGAGCGGCCTTGCAGTTAAGACCTCCGAGGACGTGTTTATCCAGATACTCAACGAAAAGTACGCAACACAGCACGCTGTCGGCGTTATCGCCTGGGTGGAGATTGACGCAAAGGTCGAGAACGCTCAGAAGATAGCCGCCCTTAAAATGAAGAAGGCAGGAGGCTAATAACCTATGACAGTAAAGGCAACGACCAACTTTTCAGGCACCGTCAGTATGGCAAAGGGCGAGGAACGTGAGCTCCCTGCCGGTCCTGTGCTGAACGACCTGCTCTCCTGCGGGTACATAGTGCCTGTGGACAAGGAGGAGAAAAGTGAAGCTAAGCGAGGTAACAAGCGCAAAGATTAAAGCATTCTGCGGTGTCAGCGATGACGAGGACGGAATGCTTGAAATCTGTGTCGGAGCGGCGAAATCCTATATCAAGGGCTATACGGGGCTTGACGATGCGAAAATAGACGAATATGAAGACATCACGGTGGCTTACTTAGTGCTTATAAACGATATGTATTCTTCCCGTGACTTCTCGTCCGACAGAGCGTCGCAGAACCCCGTGACCGCTCAGATACTCGCCCTGCACAGCATAAATCTGCTGAACGGAGTGAATGAGAATGACATTTAACAGAAAAATCACACTCATATCCTCCGAGCAGAAAAACGGCTCGCAGGGCAAAGCGGACAGGGCGGTAAAGACCGTATACGCAAAGGTTTCCGAGCCTGGCGTAACGGCAAAATATGCCGCCGAAACGGCGGGATACAAGTCGGAACTTACGGTGTATATTTGGAGACGTGAATACAGCGGTCAGTCTGTCGTACAGATTGACGGCAAGCGGTATCACGTCGAAACAACCGGAGCGGCCGACAGCGACCTGCATATAAAGCTGATACTGGCGAGAGGAGGCTGACAATGATAACAGAAAAGATTGATTCGGCACTCTCGGCGGTATTTGAGCATTTTTACAGCTATATGCCCGAATTTGAGGACGGCGAAGAACCGGAGAAGTATGCGGTGTACAATTTATCGTACAGGGATACGTTCTTCAGCTCCGGCAGGGCAAATATACGGCAGTATTCCTTGTCTGTGAGCGTATTTTCGCCACAGGCAGACATTGAGCTGTATGACAAAACGCAGACGGCGATAGAGAATGTAGGCGGTATATTTACCGGCACTACCGATCTGTCGCAGTTTGATGTTTATCCCAACAGAAAAATTTTAGTCATGGAGTTTACGCTCTATGAGGAAAGGACATAACTATGGCAAAAGTAATACAGGGTACAGATCGTAAGTCTGCTGTATGCACCAAGCGTTTTGCGTATGCGCCGCTGACAACGGATAACGCCGATACGCTGGCATACGGTGACGTGACCGAGATCAAGGATATACTTATCACAACAAAGTACACTCCTAAGATGAACAGCGCATCGCAGTATGCGAGCGGCGTTGAGGTTGACAGCTATGTAGCTAAGGCAGGCGGTACGCTTGACGTAACAATTGTGAACACAAACTCCGCTGACGAGGTGGCACTTTTCGGTGCAAAGGTAAATACGTCAACAGGCGTGCTTGAAAGCGGCAAAGACGATGTTGTACCCGATGTAATGTGCATCTACAGCACTATGACATCAGACGGCAAGATAAACCTGTATAAGTTCACCAAGTGCAAGTTCACTTCGCAGGGCGAGAACGTACAGACGACTGATGAGAACGGCGTAACATTCAATAGCCTTGCACTGCAGGCAAATTACAAGGCGCTTATCAACACAGGCGTTGATATGTACTGCGTAAAGGGTCTTGATCCCGTTACAGACAAGGCAAGCATTGACGCATGGTTTGCGACCGCTTCGGGCGTTATTGTAGCTGAAGCGTAAAAAAGTACAGATATGACGGGGCAGGAAACTGCCCCGAAAATTATCTACAGGTGAAAAATGGAACTGATATTAAGATACATAGAACTGCTTGATTTATGCCGCAGTGAACTTTACGATACGTTCCTTGCGGATATAGAGGAAAAATGCCTTGAAGAGATAGGGATACTGCTCAGGTATAACCATAACCACGATCCGCACACAGGCAGATTTACAAGCGGTAACGGGGTTGATAACGGTAAAAAAGATGTTGACAAATTGACAGAGAGTAGTATAATAAATTATGCAAAAGCTACCGATGTTTTCGAGTTGTTCAATAATTCTGAAAATTCTAATTTTGAATTGCAGAATGTAGTTGATTTAATGGAAAAATCCAGTGTCGGTAGAGATGCTTTGGCTAAATTATCAGAAAAAGGTGTCAAACCGATCTTCGATTATTCTGAAGTGCGTCATACTAACAGGGGAATGCAACAAGGAAAATCCATCAGGCTGTATGCGCGTAATATTGCAAATGAAAGAGTGGCCGCACAGACGGTGATACACGAAACTACACATTTATATTATGGCATAGGCCAAAACCAATGGGCCGAAGCTGTCTGTTTTGCAAAAGAAAAAATGTTTATAACAGGCAGGCCTTTAACAGTTGCAGAAAAACGATATATAGTAAAACTTGCCAAAGACAATTATCCCGAGTTTAAGTGGAAGAAAGGTGGATATATAAATGGAAAGCGGCTATGAACTCATAGAACGGTTAAGAAAAGGCGAAAAGATCAAGTGCACAGATTGCCAAAAAGGATATTATACCACTAACACAGAAGATGTTTCGACTGCTCGTGAATTTCGATGCAATAAATGCAATAGTGTGTTAAGAATATCGCCAAACATTACAGTTGAGTGATTGTGCTTGATTTTAACTTGCACGGCCCAGATATCACGTTAAACAAACGGCTTAACAAAGCCAAATGTTAACTTGTAAAAAATAATAATTTCACCGCTCTTAAAAAGGGCGGTATTTTTATACCTCAAAAGGAGTAACAATGTTCACAGAACTTTTAAACAAGAAAATTTACATCACAGATACTTTATATCTGCGATATGACATAAAAGCGTTTATCGAAGCGGAAGAAAAGGGTATCAGCCCGTTTGAGCTGACTTTCCCTCTGCCGCTTGACTACATCAGAGCGGGACTGAGATGTTGCTTTGATGAGCTGGGGTTCAGCTCGGCACAGCGTTCCGAAATAGTGTCCGACCTAACAACACAGTTATCACAGGAATACCTGCAGGACAGGGTACTTGCCGCTACGACTGCCGCACTTCCTGCGCCGATAGTGGGAAGTAAGCCGACAGAAGAAAAGCCCGACTTCAAGAAGCTCCGCAGTCTGTTTATAGATATTATGGGACGGACGGAGGAAGAATTCACATATTCCACGCTGTATGAAATAACGGACAGATGGAACGACTACGCAACGTTTATGGGGTACAAAGCCCCGACAGAGAGGTTTGTACAGTATGACGATTAAAGACAGCCGTGCGTACAAATACGCCGTGTGGGCATCGCAGGACAACTCCGGTAAGGTCGGAAGATACGTCAGAAAGCAGTGCGCCGAATGGCTTAAAGCTGTCGATGACGGTTATGTAGATGTTCAGGAATGGAACAAGATAACCGCACTGCTCAAAGCCATACAGCACCCGGACTTAGGCCGTGATATGTACTCATCGCTTGAAGATTACAGCCTGCTTTTTATCTATGCGGTGCTTTGCACGAAAACTGACGGGAAGCTGTATTACAGCACGGGACTGCTCGAAATCGCTCGAAAGAACTACAAGACGTTCACAGCGGCGGTAATATTCATCATCGGTATGCTGACATTGCCGCGCTTTTCCCGTCTGTTCTCTGTAGCTCCCGACCTTAAGTTGTCAAGCGAACTTAAGGTTGCTATCAAGAAAATTATAAAATCCTCTCCGCTGCTTGAAAAGCATTTCAAGATTATGCGGTCCGAGATCAGATGCTTGATGTGTGATACGGAGTATACTCCGCTTGCTTATAGTAAAGATGGACTTGACGGTAAACTGGCTCACCTGTTTCTTGCCGATGAGGTTGGCGCAATGGACAGCTATCCTATTGAAGCAATGCGTTCTTCACAGATTAACCTTAAAAGCAAGCTCGGTATACTGATCTCTACACAGTACCCGAATGATGATAACGGATTAAAGGACGAAATCGACATAGCAAAGAAACAGCTTGACGGGGTGTACATCTCCGGTAAGAGATATTTTGCGTTACTGTATGAGCCTGATATAGAGATCGTCCCAGACTGGAAGACGAATGATAGCGTGCTTTTACAGTCGAACCCTGTAGCTGTGGATAATGCGGATCTGTTCTCGGAGCTTAAGGACAGTCGTCAGCTTGCCGTGCTGTATGAAAACAAGCGTGAGAACTTCCTCTGCAAGCACTGTAATATTCAGTATAAGGGCATAGGTAGTGAGGGTTATGTTGACCTTATATCCGTGCAGAACTGTTCGCAGGACGTGCCTGACGAATTCTGGCGGGGTAAGATAGTCTATCTCGGACTCGACCTCTCTCAGACAGAGGATAATACGGCGCTCGCTATGATATGCTATCACGAGGGCAGGATATATGTTAAATCAGTAGCGTTTGTTCCAGCGGAAAAGGTGGAGGAAAAATCGGTAAAGGAGCATGTCAATTACAAGACGCATATTGCAAACGGTGATTGCTTTGCGTGCGGCGATTACATCATAGATTACGGCTTTGTCGAGAATTACATACTGGCGCTGCAAGAAAAGTACGGCGTTATAATAGCTCAGCTCGGCTTCGACCGTTGGAATGCGCTCTCCACAGTGCAGAAGCTCGAAAGCGCCGATGATCCGATAGAGTGCGTAGAGATACGACAGCATTCAAGCGTGCTTCACGCTCCGACTAAGTGGCTCAAAGAGCAGATACTCACAGGAAATGTCGTTTTTGCAAAGAATGAACTGCTTGAAATAAATTTCAGCAACGCACGCTGTACAGAGGACACAAACCTGAACAAGTACGTTAATAAAAAGCGTTCTGCTGGCAAGGTCGATATGGTGGTGTCGCTGATAAATGCGGTGTATCTGCTTCAGCAGGAGATACTCAACGGCGATTGCGGCGTGTTCGTGCAATATTGACAATGTTCTCCGCTTGCTGTATAATGTAGGCAGAAAAGGAGGAAATACTTATGTATTTGAAATTGTTGACTACTGATTACGCAACCACTACCACGAATGGTATACTTATTTTGATTATGCTGCTTATATGTGCGGCTGGTGTCTATTGCTTTTATCGCTTAATAAAACGTAGCAAATTAAACAAACAGTATATTGAAGAAAGTGGTTACAAAGTCACAGATGAATTGGGTGATCTTAAAGTAGATAAAAATAATTCTGTCTGGTGGGTAAAAAACTATTTTGGTGAGCCTAAAATTCGCAACTTCAACGAAGTAATTGACTATGAGCTTGTTGTAAATGACAACACTGTTAAAGGAAAAGGCGCATTTTCAAGGGCTGTTGCCGGTGGATTACTATTCGGCGGTGTTGGAGCGGTGGCAGGAGCTTCAACAGCAAAACGGGTAACTGTTGTTACGGCACTATATATCAATGTGTATCTGAAAGACGGCACACTTGAAAGAATAAACTTCATTAACACCGCAACTAAAGCAGATTCTTTTACATATAACACGATGAAGGATTGTGCTGAAAAAGCCAGTGCTTTGTTTACGGCTATGATTGCGGACAATGAAAGCAAAAACGCCTCTCCTGCTTCGACTATAAGTGCGGCAGATGAGATAGCAAAGTACAAAAAACTGCTTGATGACGGCGCAATAACCGAAGAAGAATACAATGCGAAGAAAAAGAAGTTGATGGAAATATAACAAGGGATTAAGCTCAAAACTGAATAAATCATCCACTCCGAAAGGGGTGGATTTTTTATACCCAAATTTCTGAAAGGAGCGATAAAATGTCCGATGATTTATTTACTCTTGATTTATCCGGAATGGACCTTAAAGATCTCATTCAAATAGTAAACGAAATGGATAGCAAACTGAACAACAAAATCATCCCCGAAATTCTTGAAGAAGTCGGCGATGAACTGATAGACGAAGAACGGCGAATGCTGCAGGGCAGGTCGAATAAAGACGGATCTCCGACAAAGCTCAGCGGTCTGTTGTCAAAGCAGATAACGAAAACAGGCAAGCTGTACAAAGTAAAAGCCGGGTATGACACAGCTACAATTAAAGCACATCCTGAAAGCGTAATTATCGAGTTTGGCAGACCGGGCAAGAAAAGCCGCAAGAAAGGCGGCAAGGATAAGCTCGGCAGAAAGATAGGCGCTGTGCAGGCATACTCGCACATCAGAGCGGCGCTTATATCAAAAAAAGAAGCAATCACGGAGCTTGCGGAAAACCGCTTCCGTGATGAAATAGAAGAACTGTGGGAAAAGGGAGGTAAAAAATAATGGCACAGGAACTTACTGCGAATTTCGGGGCGAACAGTACGAAATTTTCTAAGGGCGTACAGGAAATAAAAGCCCAGCTCACCGAGCTTAACAAAGCACTTGAACTCAATAAGCAAGCCGTTGCAGACACAAACAAAAAAGCTAAGGAATACGAAAAAGAGCTTGATCAGCTGAAAACAGCCGAAAAAGAAAACGGCACAGCTACAAAAGAACAGAAAGCCCGGATGGCAGAGCTTGAAAAGGAGATTGACAAGGCACGCACCAGAGCCGCACAGCTTAAAGCTGAACAGATCGACTTGAAAACCGGGCTTAAAGAAACCACAAGCGAGTTGAAAAAGCAGAAGTCAGGCGTTTCCGGTGTTTCCGATGAGATGAAAAAGATGAAAACGCTGATAACCGGCTTTATTGCGGCTTACGGCGGTAAAAAGCTTTGTGAACTGCTGATAGGCTCGAATGACGAAATGGAGCAGTATACAACCTCGCTTGAAGTTATGCTCGGTTCTGCGTCAAAAGCATCAGCAATGATAGAGAAAATGCGAGACTTTGCCGCAAAAACGCCGCTTATGCTTGAAAATGTAATCTCCGGCGGTTCGCTTCTGATGAGCTATGGTGTGGATGAAAGTAATCTGATTGACACTATGACAAAGCTCGGTGACCTTGCACGCGGAAACGCCGAGAAAATGGACAGAATAACGCTTGCCTACGGTCAGATGCTTGCAAAGGGCAAGGTTACAGGCGAAGAACTTATGCAGATGACGGAGGCAGGTGTACCGCTTCAGACAGCACTTGCCGAAAGCATAGGCGTGACAGGTGAAGAATTTTCCAAGATGGTTTCCGCAGGCAAGGTCGGCATAGACGATCTGAACAAGGCTATAACTGGGCTTACAACAGGCAACGGAAAGTTTGCGGGAATGATGGAAAAGCAGTCACAGACTATGCAGGGTATGCTCAGTACCTTGCTGGATAACATATCCGAGTTCTTCCGCAAAATGGGCGAGGGCGCTTTCGGAGAAGTAAAATCTGCACTGCAGGAAGCGTCCGATCTTTTAGCAGAATGGGAGGAGGATGGAACGCTCGACAGATGGGCACAGGGAGTAGGCGTACTGCTGAAAAACCTAATCGCTTTCCTGAAGCAGGCTATCTCTGTAGGGCTTGACTTCAAGGAAGCAATAATAGCGGGGGCTGTGGCTCTCGGTACTTTTAAGGTTGCTATAGGAATTGGCAATATTATAAGCACAACGGTCTTGAGAATAAAAGAGTTTGGCATTGCGACAGAACTTGCGACAATCAAGCAAAAAGCTTTTAATGCAACCGGTGCGGCTAATCCGTATGTGCTTATGGCTTCGTTGTTAGCTACATTAGTGGTTGACACAATTGCGTTCACTTCCGCATCGGATGATGCAAAAAAGTCAATAGATGAATTGAAAGATTCGGCGGACGGAGCGAAAGACAAGGCAGATGAGTTATCTAATGTGCTTGAACGCTATAAAACCATTAGTAATAGCACGGGCACAGCGGCAGAGAAAACAGAGGAACTCCAGTCATTACAGAAACAGCTGAATGATACGTACAGCACTACAGCTGAAAAGCTTGATCTCGTAAACGGAAAATATGAGGATAATATCGAAAAACTGCAAGAAGCAACAAGGCAGGAAAAAGAGTTAGCATTAGCAAAAGCACAATCATATTACGATGAATTAGCGTCCTCTGACGCAAATCGAAACTATGATGATGTTCACAGTGTAGATTCTGACGAGGATATGAGTGCCGTGAGCAAAATAACAATTGCCACACATAAAGATCACGAAGGTACGGGCAGAGGAGCATATAAAACCTATCCGCTTTTTGGCGATGCTAATTTGTACGATCAAGTAACTGGAACCGCTCGTCAGCGAGCCGATTATTATAAAGATGTTGTAACAAGGCTTAAAGAAGCAAATCTTGAAGCAACGGAAGCCTATAAAAATTACAACAATTTATGGATTAAGTATGAAGATGAAGCACAGAAAATAGAAAAAGCCAAAATTTCTGTTGATGAATTAACTGATTCAATTAAAAAATCATCAAAGGAAACCGAAGAAAACACCGAGACCAAAAACAATAACATAAAAACCACCGAAGAACTTGCCGACAGCACATCGACACTC